GTTTACTTTATAATTCTTTAAATCTAAATACTCTTCTGAGTGTGAATCTCCAAAAACAATTTCAGCAGTTCTTCTCACATTACCAGCTACAACACATTTACCAATCAAATTCATAATATCCACGATGGTCGTGATAGTGATTGGTTCTCCACTATTTTTATCAAGAACCTTTCTAATGTCTTCGTGTACTTCTTCTAATGGTTCATGTCCACTTGATACACCACCGAAACCACTTATTGGTTCTCCTGCTGGTCTTATCTTCGTGTAATCAAATTCCATTGGTGCTTGTCCATGAAAGTAACTTTCTAATAGTAGTCTTAAAGATTCAACCCAACCCTCACGAGTATCTGGTATTTCGTATATTTGTTCTTCTCTATTTTCTTGTATACCTTTAACTACTATTTCTCCAGCACCTTTGGTATCGAATCCTACACCAACACCTAACATACTGGCATCCATAAGGAAACAGAAAGGTTTAGCATAATCTTCCTTTAGTGTTTTCGTAGATACGAAAGCACAATTGTTTAGGGCGGCGTATAATCCTTTTTTCTCTGTGATAGGCGTTCCCATCGCCCACAGACCGCGTCCAGGAGGCAAAAACTTCATAGTGAAAATACGCTCGTACATATCTTGAGCACTTCTTTGAGCTTGCCACGGATTCCACCCTAATTGATGTGATTCAATCCAATTCATTTGCATTGAGTAAGTTCCTTCTACAACACGCTGTACGGTTTCCCACCATCTTTCATTTTTTCCATTCTCTTTGATTCTTGAATAGGTTCTCATATAAACCAATTCACCTAAACCATTGAAACCAAATGGAGCTTTTCTTCTTTTATATTTACTGATGAAATTCTCCGATAAAACAAACTTTTTACTCATAGACTTTCCTTATGTTAACATCTTTGTGTGGACACATTGATAAATATTAAGAACAATCTTTTAATTCTTCTTAAATACAAAAATCGGTTCATATTTATATCCCGCACCCATCACACTTGATAATGTTAGTTGTAGTGTATCGTTTTGAACAAACCCAAGTTCCTTTGCTATCCTCTGAGTCTCTTCCTCTATGAACTTATACTTCGGTGTATTAGCAATATTGATTAACATATATTTACCATCCTTTAAACCTCTGTAGCAGTTCTTTATTGTTTTTCTTAAAAAACCATTTACCCATTCTTCCTTTGTTGGAAATTTTATGTAACTTTGTGTTACTTCGTCACTATATTTCTCCGTATCAAAGTAAGGTGGTGATGTAAAACATAAATCCAAAGAGTTTCTATCTGGTATAAACTCTTCACTACCTAATTTATGTAATTCTACTGACTTTTTCAAGTAAAAAAAATCTTTTTTTATTTTTTCTAAACCTTCGAATGTCAAACTCGATGGTTCTGTTCCAATATACTTTTTTCGTGAACTTGCCAGAAAACCTATGAGTCTTCCACCCCATCCACATGACATATCCCAAATAGTATCACCACCAAACTTCTCATATATCAGTTTAGCAGCAGTTGGTCTAAAATTACTGACAGATTGTGTACCTGTGTATATCTTTATGGATTGTCTGAGTCTATTTTCTTTAAAGGTGTTTTTTTCCATACCCTCTTCACCTTTAAAATGTGTCGTATTCCACTTCCAACACTTACGAATTGTCTTTTTGAATTTTTCATCGTCATTATAGATGTCCATAGGTGACATTTTAGCACCACCACATTTGACTTCCCAAAAATGTGGAAAGTATGTCCAAGCCAACCTCAAACAATGCATTGTCTGAACTATCTTATCCCCATCTAATATGGTATCGATATCAAACTTCTGTAACTTTCTCATATGGTCGTGTTTTTCTTCTTCGCGAATTGTGTAGTGGGGAAACCCATGTCTTCTGTAGTAATCAAAGACAACTTCTATCCCATACTCAATATCCACATTACGAATATCGTTTACAACCCTATCAAACTCAACATCTCGCTCATCATATCCAAAGACATTTGTTAATATATTGGGATTACTATTCACTCATCAAATCCTCATAACGAGCAGACAACATTTGTTTAGTTTGGTTGTCTCTATTGTTGATTTTATGTTGAACATCTTTACCTTGAACTGAATTACTCTCAAAAATCTCAATCTTACCGATGTTTGTGTTGATTCTTGCTGGATAAGTCAATCCATCAGGACCAAATCTGTTCTTTATTACATGAAATCTACCAGTATTACCTATCTTATCTTCTATCTTACGACTTAACGACATTACGAAGTCTGCTGTCATCACTTTCGCATAAGATTCAGCGACTTTTGTAGCCTCAATCACATCCTCATCTAACGCACTTCTGTTTGCCTGTGATGCTGTCCATATTGGAACTTGTAACTCACCAGCCAAACCTCGTAAGTCCTCATAGATGTTACCAAGAGCATGTCTCATCTCTTGTGACTTATGGACATCTCTCATGATATCAGCATAATCCACCAAAACCATGTCTACTTTATCACCAAATGTAACCACTTTTTTCAGATGAGCAGAAAGAGTGTTAACAGTACAAGATTTGGTTGGATAGTATTTGATAGTCAAGTTACCTTTTAGATTGAACAGTTTTTCCATCACTTCTTCTTTATGATATTTTAGGTTCTGACTTTCCACACCACTAAAGATACTATCATATCTTAATCCAACATAAGCCTCGTTTAACTCCAAAGTATAATGAACCACATTTAGTCCTTGTGATAGAGCATAAGCACCCATAGCACTTAACACCCAAGACTTACCGATACCAGCAGGTGCCACAACAACACCGAGTTCTCCACCACCTAAACCACCTTGCATCAACTCGTTGATTATATCCCACGGTGTTGGTGATGTTACACGAGCAGACTCCTCATATCTTTGTTCTATATCTTGTAAGTAGTCGTGTCCTAAGTTTCTCTCAACACCAGCTTGCATAGCAGAGTCGATAAGGGATTTTATTTCATCAGTATTACCATCTACTTCTAATATCTTAGCAGATTGAATAACAGCATCTTTTAAAACTTGTGTCTTGTGAAAGTCCAATGCCTTATCTTTGATATATTCCAAGTCTTCGGCTTCCATATGTTTGTAGACTTCTTTCAAAGAGTCCTTTACATTTACTTGTAGTAAATCTGAATCAATCTCTTGTATTTTTATCTTAAATACTTCCATTGTGATGTTTGTTTTGTATTCTTGATAATACTCACGAATAGCTTTTACAATCCACTTGAAACCATCATTAGTTATATATTTCTCATCTAAGATGTCTACAATTTGCTCTAAAAAAAGTTTATCACTAATTAAACATACGACAAACTTTACTTGAAAATTATATCCAAACTCTGATATGTTTTTTGTCTTACTCATTTTTTGTTCTTCCAATAGTGGTCAAGGATATTAAACTCTGTTAACCAATTGTCAAAATTAGGTATTTGTCCCCATAATTTATCCTTTACAAACAAAGTTTGCAACTGATATTTTACTAATTTTGGCGCCATTCCTCTGACCGAATCTCCGATTTTTAGTTTTGTCTGATTTTTGATATCAGGATCTCCCAACTGCATTAGAAGATAGTTCCTCTTTATTATCAACTCGTTATCTTGTATCATCTTTGATATTCTTGTGCTTCGTGACTTTGCCATATCTAAAAGGTCTTTGGTATTAAACTCCCTATCCTCTACTAAAAGTGGGAACTCTTTTATTAAAGTCTTAACACCTATACCTCTAACACCAGGTATATCATCTGATTTATCACCATCTACCACTCTACAAGTTAATACATTTTGCGGGTAGACTCCAAACTCTTTTTTTACTAATTCTCTATCATATAATATTTTTTTAGTGGGTGAATAAAGTTTCACCCTATCATCTACTAACTGGTAAAAATCTTTATCAGCTGACATAATCGTAAACTTACTATTCTTAAGAACGACACTTGGAATGTAACTCATTATATCATCGGCCTCTAAGTTGTCTATCGACACGATTGTCAATGGGAGACATTCCAAATATTCAACCAACCTCTTAAGTTGGAGAGCCATACTCTCTCTCTCATCGTGAGGACCTCCACCCCAATCAACTAAACGATTTAAACGACTTCTAATCTTACGACCAGCTTTATATTGTGGATATATTTTTTGTCGTGGTTTGGAAGAGTTCTTACCGTCAAATACAATAATACAACGAGTAGGTTTAAACTTGTTAATTGTATATCTTATCGATTTTAAAAACCCAACCAAACCACCAACATGAGCACCATCTTCGTTTAAAGATGGATTGACGCTGAAACTACGAATAAATGTATTGAAACCATCGACCAATAGAACATGGTCGTTTAGATTTTTAGTTTCAGGATTTACATCAATCTCATCCTTAAACTCATAGAATCTTTTATTTAGTAGATTCTTGTTGGCACTACCCATCGACAAACTCTTCATCTGTAGTTACATCATCAATACCAAGTTGAGCGGAGTCATACTTTAGTATTAGTTTTTCACAGATAGAGTCATAGATGTATTCTTGAGTTTCTACATCAGATATAAGAGCACCGAAGTCTTTTGATTGAAACTTGTGGTCTTTACCATTTTGGTCGGTATAAGTATACCAAGCACCAGCTTGTTTTACCAACTTATGGTCTTTCATCACAGTTAACCAACTTCCATAATCATCAATACCTTTATCAAAGAAAAGTGGAAACTCTGCACTTCTCAAAGGTGGACCTAATCGGTTCTTGATTACTTGAGCTCTTATCTTGATACCAATAGTATCTTTTTTGGTATCTTTGATTTGTCCCATATTCTTTAAACGAATACGAGTAGAAGCGTGAAATGGAAGAGCCTTACCACCAGAAGTAGTCCAAGGATCTCCAAACATCACACCTAATTTTTGTCTTAACTGATTGGTAAAGATTAAACAAACTTTTTGACGAGCAATCATCTGAGTAATCTTTCTCATAGCTTTAGACAGAACGATGGCTTTACTTGTAGCCCAACCATCCTTATCGAAGTCAGCATCCATCTCCACTTTCGTAGAAGCAGCAGCCAAACTATCAACCAATATCGTAACCAATTTATCTTTACTTGATTCACGAATTTTTGTAACGATTGTTTCGATTGTATCAAATATATCTTCGATTGTTTCCAAATGAACATATAACATACTATCAGTATCGATTCCAATTGCTTGTAGAAATTCAGCTGAAACAGCAGACTCAGTATCTATATAGACAGCAAGCCCACCCTTTCTTTGAGTAGAAGCAAGAGCGTGAGCACCAATAAGTGATTTACCACTTCCCTCTAATCCATTGATTTCTGTAATTCTACCAGCAGCTAAACCACCATGTGGTCTATTTGATATTGCCAAATCTAATAAGGTTGAACCTGTACCAACCCAATCTGTCACATCAGTTGGAGTTTCTTGGACACCATCCAAAAAGTAAGCAACTTGATTTGACTTGAATTGTTTGTTTAGTTCACCAGCAATTATATCCGCTAATTCATCTCTATTAGACATTTATTTCTCCTAAAAAACGAGTGGGAACGGAAAAGGAGGAAACCATCCCCACTCTAACCATGCACGGTTTATGAATTAAATAACTTATCGAAATCGTCTTCTACATTTGAAGAACCTTCAGTAGTAACCATTTCTGGTTCTTTTTCTGTTGTTTCTTCTGTAGAATCTGATGGATTTAAAAAGTTACCAAGATGTCCTTTCAACTCATCAAAAGTTGGTTCGGTATACAACTCTTTAATGTCTGGTTGTTCATCTAATAACTTTTGAAGTAAGTTAGAATCATCAGAAAGTGCTGTCACATTTGGTTTGACACGAATAGTTGTCTTACCATACTGATTACCAGCTTCGGCAGGTGTTTGTCTTTCGACAACAATATCACGACCTGTAGTAGAGTCGGATATATCACCATAATCTGGATCCGCTATTATACCAAGTAGTTCTTGATAAACAGTTTTACCAAATCCCCAAAACTTAACACCTTCGTTTTCTTCTCCACGAACAACGACAGGAACAAATGTTCTCATCTTTGGTTCGATTCTCTTACCTTGAATCCATTCATCTTTGTTGCCAGTTGATTTTAACTTATCAGCAAATTGTTGAACAGGATCAGGACGACCATATGAAAGTGGTGACAATACAGTTTTATTAGGAACTAAACTGTAATGAAAGAACAACTCACTAAAAGGATTGTTCTTATCATGTAAGTAAGGTACAATTCTGATTTGAGATTTTCCAGGTTGAGGTTTCCAAAACGCATTTGTTTGTGTGTTCTGTAACTGATTGAGACGGCTTTTTATAGCATCTAAGTCCATTATTATTCTCCTAGTTTATGTTTATTATTATTGTTACACCTATAAATATTACTAAAGTAAAATTTGTAGATAACCAATTTATATAATATACAAACTTTTGATGAAAGAGTCAAGAGATTTTTTCAAGTATTTTATCAACTTTTTCTTCTAAGGCAGACAACCTACTTTCTACAGTAGTAGGTTTAGTTTTGTATGCCATGTATTGTTTGTAAACCATATCTATCATCCTATCTTTAGGTATTACATTCGAAGGAATATTGTTTTTATTTTCCTCGTACCATAATATAACATCTTTTTTCCAATTATCCAAATCTTTTTTTGTGGAAGTTTCAATGTTTATTTGTGGCATAGGTTTGATTGGTTTTTTTTCTGGTATAGGTTCTGCTCGTAAAAACTTTTGAATATCTTTCTTGTCTCTATAACCCAAAAGAGTTGTACCTATGTTTGAGTTATACATAAGAGGAACAACATTTTGTAACTTGTTCATACGAATAACACTATCGTATATTAATTTTGATTGTTGCTCATCAATAGAATGAATCTGAATCTTTTGTTCATCATTCAGAGTTTCATTTATTTGGTCTATTGACGGCTTCATTTTCTGACACCAGACACATCCACTTCTGGTGAAAAAATATATTGGTGACGCCATTATAAATCTATTATCTTTAATATCCTTGTTGGTATTTTCTGTAAACCTTCTTTATTCGATATCAAAATCATATTCTTATATGTGTCCCATTCGACCTGATAGTTAGTATCCAACACTCCGTTGTTTATTAACTTTATCAGTTCGTTTAGGGCGTTTATCGTATAAAGTGTATTAGTTATCTTTTTACGATGTAAAGATATTGTATTCTTTACAGCATTGAAATCTATGTCATCTTCTTGATTGACATTATAAGTACAAATTAATTCTTTTGGTTTGTCCTCATTTTGTAATACATAAATCTTTTCAAACACGACCTTGAAGTTTTTCGTGATGTCACGAATTGATTGCTCAAGATTGTGTTGAGTCGTGAATGTACATAGTAATTGTGTCTTCATTATTCGTCTCTTTTTCTATCAAAACATTTTTGCATATCACCAGACCACTCTATAGTGTTTTGAGTTTTACCAGTCGGTCCTTCTTTTGAACGATAAGTTTTTTGTCCTATTTCAGTTTGCTCTCCACCTTTACTGACAGCGTAGATGTAAACAACTTTACCAGTTACTCTTGTTCCAGTCTCTCTGTCGTAAGTTAGTCTTTCTTTCTGTAAAACTTCAAAGTTATCTTGAGCATCGCTTATATTTTCAACACCTAAACAATCCTTTATCTTATCAGGTTCAACGGATATGCCTTCCATAACGAGTTGTGTGTTTCTTCTTAATATTTGGTTGTAGTCATCATTATCTTTAGGTTCATCTATTTTATCTAAATGTAAAAACTCAATTGCTTCTTCAAAAGCAAGCATGTCGCCCATAGGTTTT